GTCCGCTACGCCGAACGGGCGCATGGGATAGGAGAAGAGAAATGAAATTCCGCAAGAAGCCGGTTGTTATTGAAGCAGTGCAGTGGTTTAAGAACGGGGACCATCCGGCAGTGCGGCTTTCCCGGTTTGCGCAAGTCTCCGGCCGGGTTGGGGTTATCGACACGCTAGAGGGTGAGATGGCTGTAACCCCCGGCGACTGGATCATCACCGTGGTGAAGGGCGAACACTACCCGTGCAAGCCGGATATTTTTGAAGCGACTTACGAGAAGGTGGAGTGATAAATGAATAAATACCCATACCCTGAACGAGACGCAAACTACGTTATCGGCGTTGATGTTGGCGATAACCCCAAACACAACCCGGAGCAGCACGATCCGGTGAACCATCCCAAGCACTACACGCAGCACCCGAGCGGGGTCGAGTGCATCCAGATCACCGAGCATATGGGATTCAATCTCGGCAACGCGGTGAAGTACATCTGGCGTGCGGACTTAAAGCACGACGCCATCGAGGATATGGAGAAGGCGGTGTGGTATATCCAGCGTGAGATTCAAAAACGGAAGAAGCATGCGGCTCGTCAAGATTAACGCGGTGCTGTTCGCAAAGATGATGAAGATGTTGACGGCAGAGGACGGGGCAACGTGGACGCAGATCGCTAATGCAACCGGACTGCACCGGAACACGGTAGGTAACTACGTGCGGGAGATGTATAAGCAACGTGTGGTATACGTCTGCGGCTGGGAGCGAGACGGCCGTGCCTCCTACTCCATCCGGGTATTCAAGCTTGGGAGCGAGCGGGATGTGAAGCGCCCCGTGCAAACCCGTGCCGAGATCGCGCGGCGGTATAAAACGAAGCTCAAGCTTAAAGAACAAAACGCATTTCTATATGGGCGGGCAGCATGAACGGCAGGAGGTTTTGCACAAAGTGTCAGCGGTCGATGCCGCTGGCGGGCGGTGGAGAATTGTCCGGGCAGTACCGCCCGGTATGGATTTGCGTCGAATGTATGGAACACCGGATTAAAAAACAGGCAAAGAGTAAGGTGCGATTAAACCGAAAACAGATTACACTGAACGCTGAAGCCCGCCGCCGTCTGGAAGCGATGCGGGATATGCAAGGCACTAGCAATTCGCTATCAGGAGATGAAGATGCCATACGTGAACAAACCCCGCCCTTACAAACGTGAGTATGAAAACTACGACGGTACCGAGGCGGTAAAGAAGAAGCGTGCGCAACGAAACAAAGCCCGACGCATCATGGAACGCGCCGGTATGGTCCACAAAGGAGATGGCAAGGATGTCGACCACAAAACACCCCTCAGCCGGGGTGGAAATACTACCCGCAGGAACCTCCGGGTTAAATCTGCTAGCGACAACCGCAGCTTCCCCCGAAACCCTGACCACGGCGTTAAGCGGAACAAGTAGCATAAGTAGTACGTGGCACTGCGACCTCCCTTTGCTATCTGCTACAGACTAAAGTAATGGACATTATCGAAAATAAGCTCTTGCTCGTGCGCACCCGCACCCCTGCCCGTATAACGAGCGAAATTGCAAAGAGCAAAGTAGTCGGCACGGTCGAAGGCGTTGCAGAAGTCGCCGTGCATTGGGGTCTTAGCGAAGCACAGGCGCTAAGACGGGTAGGGTTTAAGCATGTGCCGTCCCCCATCAATCGGGACTACGCATGGCCCGGCGTCTACCCCCCGATGAAACACCAGCGCGAGACAGCGGCGTTTCTTAGCATCAACCGGCGTGCGTTCTGTTTCAACGAGCAAGGCACCGGCAAAACGGCATCGGCTATTTGGGCCGCCGACTACCTTCTCGATAAGGGCGTAATAAACCGAGTGTTGGTGATCTGTCCGCTGTCGATTATGCAAGCTGCATGGCAAGCCGACCTGTTCAAGTTTGCGGTGCATCGCAACGTAAGCGTGGCTTACGGCAGCCGCCTGAAGCGTATCGAGTCAATTAACAGCAACGCTGACTTCGTCATCATCAACTTCGATGGCGTTGAGGTAATACAGAAAGAAATTGCCGCTGGCGGTTTTGACTTGATAATCGTCGACGAGGCAAATGCTTACAAGAACCCGCGCACCCAGCGGTTCAAAGTTCTTCAGAAGCTGATGTCCCCGACGACGTGGCTGTGGATGATGACGGGCACACCCGCTGCGCAATCCCCGCTCGATGCTTACGGCCTAGCGAGGATGTGTGTGCCGGAGCGCGCACCGTTGCTGTACGGCGCGTATCGAGACATGGTCATGCAGCAACTCACCCGTTTTAAGTGGATACCTAAACCCAGCGCGCAGCAGGTAGTGCACAAGCTATTGCAGCCAGCCATTCGCTATACCAAAGATGAGTGCCTCGATCTACCGGAAATAACCCACACGTATCGCTATGCCCCCCTGACTGCCCAGCAGTCCAAGTTCTACAAACAACTGAAGAAAGATTTACTGTTCCAAGCCGCCGGGGAGGATGTATCAGCGGTCAACGCCGCTGCAAACCTGACTAAATTACTACAGATATCAGGCGGTGCCGTATACACCGATACGAAGAGCGTGATTGAGTTTGACGTATCGAACCGGCTGAACACTGTGCTTGAGGTAATCGAGGAGGCTACCCACAAGGTATTGGTGTTTATACCCTTCACGCACACAATATCTTTGCTTGAAGATTTCCTAACAAAGAATGGAGTTACCTGCGAAATAATTAACGGCAGCGTGCCAGTCGCCAAGCGCACCGACATCTTCAAGCGATTCCAAGAGACGGACCAGACGAAAGTGCTGTTGATTCAGCCGCAAGCCGCTGCACACGGGGTTACACTTACCGCCGCGAATGTAGTAATCTGGTACGCTCCGGTGACTTCAATCGACACTTACCTTCAGGCGAATGCCCGCGTGCATCGTCAGGGGCAAGCAAACCCGACGACGGTAGTGCATATCGAAGGAAGCCCGGTGGAAACCAAGCTGTATAAGATGCTACAAGAGAAGCTCGACTTTCACACCGGTATCATTGACCTATACCGTAACGAAATTAATACTTGACAAAGTATAGATTACGACTAGAATGTACGCCGCAGCCTGTTGTTCCCGTTGCGTTTGCATAAGGCGTGAGTGTGCAGCGTAGCGGCGGGACGGACGTTCCCGAACATGAACCCAACCGCGCCAGTGTGTGACTGAGGCTCTTCGCTGTTTCTCCCCTCGGGGCGCACACGGACAGCCGGGAAAGACCGGCCTTATAACTACACATGAGAGAGACGAGATGGACGTATCAATCGACAAGATTGTTGCAACCTATATTAAGATTCGCGACGCGAAAGAAAAGCTGCAGCAGGAATTTAAGCAGCAAGAAGCTGATCTTAACGAGCAGCTTGCAGTGCTCAAGCAACAACTGCTTGAGATTTCAAAAGCCACCGGCGCAACTAGCTTCTCGACGCCGAACGGAACCGCGTATAGGACGGTGAAGTCCCGCTACTGGACTAACGACTGGGGCAGCTTTTACGGATTCGTGCGCGAGCACGGGGCGATGGAACTGCTTGAGAAGCGCATTCACCAGTCGAACATGCGCGAGTTTCTGGAAAACAATCCCGAACTGCATCCGCCGAACCTGAACGTGGATAGCGAGTACGAGATCACCATCAAACGTAAATAAGGAGTAGGACAATGGCAAACGACATGACCCTGTTTAGCAAAGACCTTCCTGACTACCTGCAGGAAGTGGAGCTTGATGACCTTACCAAGTCGCTCGCTGGCAACACCGGCAGCAAGCGTATCAGCATCCGGGGCGGCGTATTCCGTCTGGTGGTGAACGGCGAGGAAGTGGCGAAGAACGAAAGCCGTGCGATGAACATTGTTATCGTGAACGGCGCACCGAAGGTGGCGCGGTCTTTCTATGCTGGCAAATACACGCCGGGCGAAAACAGCACGCCTGATTGCTGGTCGAACGACGGCAACAAACCGGACCCGTCGATTGAATTCCCGCAGCATGCTTCGTGCGACACCTGCCCGCAGAACATCAAGGGTTCGGGGCAAGGTGACTCCCGCGCCTGCCGCTTCTTGCAGCGCCTCGCCGTGCTGTTGGCCGACGACATCAACGGTGATGTATATCAGCTTACGCTGCCGTCGAAGTCGCTGTTCGGTCGCGGCGACGTAGATAAGATGCCGTTCCAGCAGTATGCGAAATACGTCGGTTCGCAGGGGAAAAACATCAACACCCTCGTCACCGAGATGCGGCTGGATTCGGATTCGGACACGCCGAAGCTTACGTTTAAGCCGGTTCGGTTCCTTACTCGTCCTGAGTGGGAGGCTGCTAAGGTTGCTGGTGAAAGCCCCGCCGCCCGCGCTGCAGTCGTGCAGACTCCGGCGCTGAAGAAGAAGGCCACCCCCGCTGCCCTGCCGAAAGCTGCCCCTGCAGCCGTCGAATCTGATGACGCGGAGGTCGAGGAACCCAAGAAGCGCGCATCGAAGAAGAGCGCCGAAGTCGCCCCCAAGAAAGACTTCACCGACGTGATTAGTAGTTGGGCGGATGACTAAGCATGGATACGCGCGGTTACAGCAAACAGACCATAAAGGCTAACGCTGAAGCCGACCAGAAACTCCCCGGCGTAAAGCTGGGGAGGTTTTGTATCCGTAGGGATATCCCGGTCGCGTTCGTATCGGAAAAGCTGGGCGTAAGCCGTGCCAGTATTTACCGATGGTTTCTTGGTGAGTGGGGTCCGCGTCAGGCGCACATAGCCAAAATCGAAGCGTTTCTTAAAGAGTACCGTTAGCGGCGCGGGGGGTTCCGCACCCCTTGCGTCTTCTCTAATAAGCGGAGAGGGGCAGCATGAGTTTACGGACGCTGCTGGCTTCGGTGCTCGCGCCGGAGGGATGGTATTGCATAGTCGGATTGCGCAAGAATGGCGCACCGAAGCAGTTGTTCGTGCAGACCATCGAAGAAGCGGAGCAGGAAGCAGCTAATCTCGATAGCAAAGACTACGACGTTTACTTTGCATGTGCGAAGTATGAAAGTAACAAAAACCGGTCGACCGATAATGTAAAAGCAATTCAGGCGCTGTGGTTGGACATTGACTGCGGCGAGAACAAACCTTACGCAGATCAGGCAGCGGGGCTTACTGCGCTTCGTGAATTCTGCATTGCGCTGAATCTACCCAAGCCCACGATTGTTAACTCCGGGCGGGGGCTGCACGTATACTGGCCGTTTACTGGCGCGGTAGCTCGGCAGGAATGGAAACCGTTAGCTGAACGGTTGAAGGCGCTGTGCGTGGAGAAGGGGCTGCAAGCTGACCCGTCGCGTACCGCCGACGCTGCCTCCATACTGCGCGCACCGGGTTCCCGCAACTTCAAGGATACCCCACCCTCGCCGGTGCAGATATGGAACGAGGGGGCCGCGACCGACGTAGAGACGCTGCGCGTTGCGCTCGGCGTCATGCTGGCAAGCGCCCCCGACTTCACCGACGCTAAGCTAAACGACCTGACGATGTCGCTGATGGGGAACAAGCAGCATCGGTTTAGTCACATTGTTGATAAGATAGTAGCGGGAGAAGGTTGCGCGCAGATTGCTAAGGCAATTGCGGAGCAGGCAACGCTTGAAGAACCTTTATGGAGAGCGGCACTATCCGTAGCACGGCATTGCGTTGACGGCGATACTGCGATCCATAAGCTCTCCCGCAAGCACCCGGACTACGATGCGCAGGCCACCGAAGAAAAGGCAGCCAAGACCAAGGGGCCATACACCTGCGAGGTGTTTGCCAAGATCAACCCCACCGGCTGCGACAACTGCCCCCACAAAGGCAAGATTACATCGCCTATCGTATTAGGGCAGGAAATCCTTGAAGCCGAACCGGATGAGCCGGTTGTTGCATTCACCGAAGTTGAAGGCGATGCGGATGCGCCGCAGTCAGTTGAATACAAGGTACCCACGTATCCGTTTCCCTACTTTCGCGGCAAAGTTGGCGGCGTCTACCGGCGCACTGGTGACGAAGATAACCCCGATGCCATCCTTATCTACGAGCACGATCTGTATGTAGTGAAGCGGTTGCGCGACCCGCAGAGCGGCGAAGTGGTGTGGCTGCGCCTGCATACGCCAAGGGACGGGGTGCGGGAGTTTGCGCTGCCAGCGGTAGACCTGTTGACCCCCGACAAGCTGCGGGAAAAGCTTGCGTGGTTCGGCGTTGTTGCCTTGAAAAAACAGATGGACGCCATCATGGCGTATATCGTTACTTTCGTTAAGGAATTGCAGTGCAAAGAGAAGGCTGAAATTATGCAAACACAATTCGGTTGGACCAAGAACAATAAGTCGTTCATCGTGGGCGACTGCGAGATCACTGCTACTGGTGAGCGGTATAGCCCGCCCTCAAGCTTTACGACGGGGATCGCGGACTACTTCACCCCCGTCGGTGAGTTGGAAGAGTGGAAGAAGGTCATCAATACCTACGCGGCTAAGGGCATGGAGCAGCATGCTTTCGGGTTCTTCACCGCATTCGGTGCCCCCCTGATGAAGCACATGAACCTGAAGGGGGCGATGATTAACATGATTAGCAACGAGTCCGGCACCGGTAAGACGACGGTAATCAAGGCCATGAACAGCGTGTTCGGCCACCCGGAAGAACTGATGCTGATCGAACGCGACACCCTCAACGCCAAACTGCACCGCCTCGGCGTAATGAATAACCTTGCCGTCGGTTGCGATGAGATCACCAAGATGGCAGCAAACGACGCATCGGACTGGGCGTATGCCGTGTCGCAGGGGCGTGCTAGGTCGCGGATGAAGTCGGCGGAGAACGCTGAGCGGATGAATTTCTCCCGGTGGCAGACCATCGTGCTGTGTACATCGAACGCGTCGGTCGTGGACAAGCTGCGCTCCCTGAAGGCAACACCGGACGGCGAGTTGATGCGGGTGATCGAATACGATGTTCCGTCGAAGAGCACGATGAGCAAGGCCGACGCTGACGAAATCTTCCCCCTGCTCTACACCAATTACGGGATGGCGGGGCGTATCTATATGCAGGATATTGTGTCCAATCTGGAAGAGCGCATGCGAGAAGTGCGGGAGATGCAGATGCTGCTCGACAAGCGGATGAACTTCACCAATCGGGAGCGGTTCTGGTCGGGTGGCATTGCCTGTAACCTCGCGGGGGCATTGTTCGCGAAGCGGCTGGGGCTGCACGACATCGATGTAGGTGGGGTGTTCCGTTGGGCCGTAGCCGAGTTTGCCAGCATGCAGAAGGACATCAAGCCGCCGACGGACGACTTCGTGGGTGTGGTGGGCGAATACTGGCTTGAGAACAAATTGAATACGCTGGTGATTAACGGTCAGGCGGACCTCCGCACTGGGGTCGAGATGCTGCCGATTCTGGAGCCGCGCGGCGAGTTAATTATTAGGGTTGAGCCGGATACTAAGCATCTGTATATCATCGCACGCAAATTTAGATCGTATTGCGCCGACCGGCAATTGACCGTGCGGGAGGTGCTGGCACATCTGGAGAAGGAACGTATCTATATCG